GTTCACTAATTGTATCGTAATCTGTTATAATAAGTTTGTCATCTTCAATCAAAGTCTTTAGGTTTGAGCATCCTACTTTCTTTGTAGTGGAACTCATCTTTACTCCAAGTTGAGTTTTCTTTCCAGAAAAACCAGTACCAACAATCTGTCCAGCACGACCACGCATTGAACACATCAACATATTTTCATATTCAAGATCAAAATTCAAAATTGAAGCGACTTGATCCCCAATGTCATTGACTTCACACAATATATAAGCATTATTATATGCTCTTCCCACTTCCTCAATAACAGATGGGAATAACATAGGTTTAATTTCATTATTCCTATACTTAGCAACAACCTTATATGGGAATGTAGTAATATCAAATACCACAAATGCAGAATAATCTTTTGATACTCCCCGAGCAACATCAACCGTTATGATGTAATCTCGTATTTCATCGGGTTCATTGTATATACATAAACTACCATTATTCTTTACTGGATCATCATAAACCATTGCCTTGAGTTTAGATGGTGCAATCAAAGTATCAACAGATCCTAGGAATTCGCACTCAAACTCAACTCGGAATTGTTGTTCAGAAGTGTTTGCGATTGTTTGTGCTTTCCATTTAGTGTCCCTACCAGGAACTTCTGACCAGTGAACTTCGGTAGGAATGTATTCATTCTTTTCTCTTTCTGCATCATGCCACATTCGGTAAAAGTGGTTCATACCGTGTGGAGTAGAAACGATAATTACCTTTGTAGATTGACCAGATGAAATAGTAGGATAGACAGAAGCGAAGAACTCGTCAGCAATATGATTAGGGATGAACGCAAATTCGTCCAAGAATATAATATTATAAGAGCCACCACGTACCGCAGAGGCAGAAGTAGAAGCAGCAATAATTTTTGAACCATTTTCTAATTCCATAGATCGTTTGTTCCAGGCAATAATGCCTTGTTGCATCCACTTTGGTAAGTTCTCATAAGCAAGTTGTAATCTGCTTAGTAGATCACCTGCAGTGGATGCTTTGTTTGCAAGAATTGCGATGTTTACATTATCATTAAATACTGCATAATGTAACAAATATGAAACGCAAGTTGTAGATTTACCTGTCTGACGAGGCATCTTACAAATATTGAAACGATGAGCATGGAAGTTCCTAATCAACTTCTCCTGAAAAGGATACATTTCAAAAGGAACTAGACCGTGATCAAGAGAAACAATTTTGATATAGTTACGAGCAAAATATACAGGATCTTGTTTACATTTGAGAAACTCAAGGATTTGTTCTTCAGTAAATTCAATCGGAGTATTTGCCTTTTTTAGATTGGGATTGCCAAGATAAATGTCAGCTGCCATAATTCAATAAATCTCCCTCCATTGAAGTGCTGCTGCTACTTGACCAACCGCGTTACCAGTTGTTGTAATTGTCCTTATGATAATTGCATAAATTTCAGAATTACTTGAATCTATATTTTGAACAATAATATTTTTCTTTGCCGCTGTAAGTGCCCCAGATGCAACTGGAGAAAGTGAGTTTTGAGAAGCACCTGATGGTACATATCCAGAAGCAAATTGGTCTCCATCACTATAAGTTGTTGCATCTACACAAACTTCAACTCCACTATTATCAGAAGCAGAAGTCCAAGTAAGAGTTCCTGCATTACCAATATATGCAGAACTTGGAAGTTTTACAATTTTATAAATGATACTATTAGTTTCACAATGAATAGAAATATTATTTAATCTAACTGATATTCTATTAGGATATCCTTGGAAAGTATTTTTCAGGCGAATTGCAACTAATGGAAATTCTGTTCCTGCTGGAGTTGGTGTAGTTCTTGTTGTAGTCATCGTGTATGCAAAGTCAATACCACTTTCAACATAACCACCTTCACTTGCAACAGTAGAGCAAATCTGGTCAAATGATGCTCCAACACCAACAGCAGTATTTCTTATTTCACAACGAACTGGCAGATTTGGGTTTGAAATATAAACTCTGGGATTATTGTTTGAGTGATAAAACTCATGAGCAGTAATTAACTTTCCATCATGAGCAAAACCACAACGAACTCTACCAACACCCAACCACTGAAAGTCAATAAATGCTAGTTGAGTTTTTGTAAAATCAATATTAAAACCAGAGGTGCCAGTTCCATCACACTTATCTTTATTCCATTGGGATCTTGGAATTCTCGTTTCTGTTGCAATTCCACTTGTAAAGGTTCTAATGACCCAGTTATAAGTTCCTATACCAGCATTAATACCATCAGATGTACTAAGACCTACTTGCTCCAAGAAAATACCATCTCTATCGTCAAAGTATCCAGTTCTTTTTGTTGCATTCTGTTGAGGTGCATAGAAATTAAAAGAACTAAAAATCAGTTGTGATTTTCCTGGCTGATAATGGTGATAAAACTTTGTTTGATGAATTGAATATGCGGTGCTTCCAATACCCGTTTGTAGTCTTGCTGCTGCTTGGTTTGTTGTGAAAGTTACTGTAGATCCTGCTCCAGAATAACTTTCTATAAAATTAGTATCAATAGCATAGAGATGCTTATAGTCGCCAAGGGTAAATGGTTCGGAAACTCTTTGTCTACCAAAAGCATCATATGCAGTTGTATCTGCATTAATAATTAATCCAGTTCCAGTTTGTATTCCTATAGTTCCTGTAACTGGAAATGGATTATCTAACGTTACTACTTCGCCATTTTTATTGGCGACCATATTCACTTCAAAAAGCGTCCTTTCTTGGTTTAGAAAGTCCTGAGTATTTTTATTGAATTGTGCCATAAATTTTCAATTTTCCCACTGCATTCGTAATGGATGATATTTTTTTACGTCTTTGATTTTGAGTGAGGATGGATTTGAATAATCTGGATAAATGTTATGAACAATTGCCCCAGGATATTCTTCTTGCAATCTTCTAGATAATTCCCATCTAGTTGGTAATCCTTTTTGATCCAGTTCAAAAATCATTGTATATAAATTTCCGTGCCAGAAAACTTCTGCAGAAAACTGTTCTCCTACAGTCTCTTCTTGTTCGGAACTACCATTGACGATAATAGTTCCTACTGAAGCATTTCCAAAAATGTTTACGCTTTCGGATAAAAATTCTTTGAAGGATTTCATCAGCAGTTCCAGGCTCTTAGTGACTTATTAATACGTGAATTTGGATCGTTAGCAGTCTTTTTACTTGTTAGTTTCTTTTTCATCCCAGACATACGGGCACAGAATGATGCTCTACGTGGGTTACCGACTTTTTTAGAAGGTGCTTTTAGATCTGATCCTGGATTTTCTCTTTCATAAGACTTACGACCCTTTTCATTTAGACCACCTTCTTTATTTTTTCCCTCCTTACGCTGCCATGCAGCAACTTCATTTACGGTTTCGTTCTCATTGCTGAAGCTATTGTTAGAGATCTGCCTAAAATCACTAAAAGTAAGTAGTTCTCTTGTCTGGTCATAACTCTCCTTTGCAGCAGTCTTCCATCCGCCACCTTTGGACTTATACCATTTGGCAGCCCATCCATTAGCATAAGCGGATGGATAAACGTCGAACTTTGCTCTTGCTTGTGCTTTTGCTCTTGACCATAGAGAAGGGTTAGTAGGAACATTCTTTTCCATGATATATTCTTCTCTTGGTTCATACATTGAAGCAAAACCACCTACTGTTGTTTTTACTGCAGACTTTGCAGTCTCACCTGCTTTCTTCAATCCTTTTTTCCATTCTGGTTCCTGTGGTTTTTTTGTGTCAAGTGGTTGTTTTTTAATTTCTCCTGCAATCTTAGTGGCATCCTCTATACCAGATCCTACTTTTTTAATACCAGATTTCACTGCCTGAGCACCAGATTTTACTGCTTGTCCTGCTTTTGCAACACCTTGTCCAATTCTTGATACTGCAGCAACTCCTCTTACAATAGGAGCAGCAAGTGCAATCATTTCATCAATTTCAACCTCTTCTGGAACACAGTTAGGAACCATTCTCTTTCCTTTCTTCTTCATTCCAACTTGCTTATAACCCTGCCAGCAAGCTTCCATAAACTCTTCTGCAGTCTTGACTTGAGAAGATGGATGCGCTTGACCAGCAAGTTTTAGTAGTTTTACTTTTAGATCTGGTGTTTTTGCTGCCATTGCAGTATTTACTCTACGGTCAAACTTTTGATAATCTTGCGCTTCTTGCTCATCAATTTTGTTCGATGACATGATTGGTTTTCCTCCTTTTCCAGAACGATCTGCTACTGGATCTTCTTGACGTTTTCTTCTAACAGCAGAAGCAATTTCACTTTTAGACATTTTTGCTGCTTTTTCTTTAGACAAACATTTTGGTTTTGGTTCACCTGGTTCACGAGCACACTTACCAATTCTTTCACCTTTTGTATTATATCTATCCCATCCACCACCACCTACTCCACCTTCACCACCAGTACCAAACCACTTTCTCAAATCCTCACTCATTGATGATGCAGCAGCATCCATATTATGATCGGTGTCAGTAATCTTCGCTTGAACCCAAGCAGGAATATCTTTTTCTTTCTTGCCAAGTTTTGCTTTTAGTTTCTTTGCATTAGCAATAGCGTTGTCAAGTTGACTATTTGCCATTGAAACTTCGTGGTCTTTTTGTTCTTTCACTTTCTTTTTTCTTCCTTGGCAATGAGCACGTTGAGAAAACCCCTTTGGGTTATTACAGTCTATTGACTTTTTATATTTGTCAGACCAACCCATAGGATAAAAGATTACTCCTTATTATTTAGAAACCCTTGCTTTAGCATCTTTTGTAGATCAGCAGTAGATCCCACAAATAATGCGTTATTGACAGTTTTTGGACCATTGCTTTGTGGCTTCTCAATATCTTTCATTTTCTTCTGAAGTTCAAGTAATTTATCAGTTACATCACCAACAGATTTGATCAGTTGTCCTGCAACTTCAAATGCTCTTGGATGCTGACTATCTTGAGCTAGTTCAAGTATTCCACTAACAGCTTCTTGACCTTTCTCAATTAGAGTATATAATTGTGCTCTACTATACTCATAATCTTTTTGTGGATCATCAGGAGTTTCTACTGGTGGTTTTTCTTTGACAGTTTCCACCATCTCCGCTTTTATATCAAGCGCCTTATCAATAGCATCAAAAGATTTTTCCATTCTTTATACATCGCTTCCCTGACTTGAACTAAATGATTTGAAATCTTGGAAGAATGTTCTAGTTTCATTGAAACCAAAGTCATCATCAATATCGATCAAAGCATCATCTGCTATCGTGATACGATCAACTTTATCACCAGCATAATGTTCTTGAATTGATGATCCATATTGACCTCTGGAAACAATTACATTAGTTCCATCAATCTCTTCAATTCTCATCACCTCTTCATTGACTTGAATGTACTTTCTAACTTCTAGTGAAGCCGAACTTGTTACCTTCATCAATGTTTTAGAAGTTTCTAGTGTTGCAGTCAATGCTGTGGTTTGATCATTGTTATAGTCTTTCGTTGCAGCAGGAGTTGCAACATATCTAACTTCTCTTGGTGCTCTAATTGTAGATGAATAATCGACTTGAACACGTTTGATGATACCACCACTTTCATCAGTTGGTAGTTCACTATAGAAGTATGTTTTTGCAGTAAAATCTAGATCATACTGAATATATCTTCTCTTATCAAAAGAACCTTCATATTCATCTCTAAACGAAATATTATTTAAGGTAAAAGGAATATCTCTTACTTCATTGATCTCATCAATTAATTTTACTGATACTGAATATGATGGTTGAAAGAATGGTAAAATTTGTTCTAAAATTTGTAAAGTATCATCTTGAAGTTTACAAGCAAAGCTCAACCTAAATCCAATGTCATATGGAACAGGCATGAATACTTTTTTGATTTTATTATTTGCTACTCCACAGAATTTAGTGATTGGTGATGCTTTTCTAGAAGGATCGTAGCGATATGAAATGATCTCAAACGCT